TTAATTAGGGCTGTCTTGTTTAAGGGTTCTTTAATAAGAGTCTTTAAACAAGTCAAGGAGAATAAATGTCAATCTACAGAGGCGCAGGTGGTGCAGGAGATGCTACAGCAGACTCCGCTAGTGAAGCCTTACTCATTCGTGAACTCGCTGTAGAAGTTCAAGCTGACGCTGACGCTGCTGCTGCAAGTGCTACCGCAGCTTCCGGTTCAGCTAGTAGTGCATCTTCTTCAGCTAGTGCTGCATCAACATCCGCAAGCAATGCTGCTACCTCTGCAACCAGTGCTAGTAACTCAGCATCTTCAGCTTCGACTTCAGCAACTAACGCAGCTAACTCTGCCACCGCAGCTCAGACTGCAGAGACTGCTGCTGAACTAGCAGAAACCAATGCAGAGACCGCAGAGACTAATGCAGAGACTGCTGCAACCAACGCAGCCTCCAGTGCTTCAGCAGCCAGCACCTCTGCCACTAACGCTTCTAACAGCGCATCTGCAGCATCCACTTCAGCCACTAACGCTAGTAACTCAGCTAGTGCTGCTTCTACGAGTGCATCCAATGCTTCTACGTCAGCAACTAACGCTGCATCGTCTGCATCAGCGGCTTCTACATCTGCAAGCAATGCCTCAACATCAGCGACTAACGCAAGTAATTCTGCTACTTCAGCTTCAACATCAGCTACAACAGCTACTACTCAAGCAGGTATAGCCACTACCAAAGCAGGTGAGGCAGCTACCTCTGCAACCAACGCAGCTAGTTCTGCATCGAGTGCTTCTACCTCAGCATCAAGCGCAAGTACATCAGCAACTAATGCAAGCAACAGTGCAAGTAGTGCATCGACATCAGCTACTAATGCTAGTAACTCAGCTTCCTCGGCAAGCACATCAGCTACCAATGCAGCTAACTCTGCTACCTTAGCAGCAAGCTACACACCAAGTCAAACAGGTAACGCAGGTAAGTTCTTAACTACTGACGGTACTAATACTTCTTGGGGTAACGTATCAGGCTCTATCTCGGTTACTGGTGGTGATTTAACTTTATCTGGCAGTACTGGTACAGCAATAACTAACGCAACTCTTGCAACAGTTAACAGCACAACAGGTTCGTTTGGTTCATCTAGTTCTATTCCTGTTATCACAGTAAACGGTAAAGGTTTAGTAACCAATGTCACCACTGCTACTGTGGCTGGTGGTCAATACTTTGGTACTGCAGCATCTAAAGCAATCGCTTATAACGCTGATACCATTTCAGAAAACATAACAACAACAGCTGGCAATAACTGTTTATCAGTAAGCCCAATAACCATATCTTCTGGGTTCTCAGTTACGATTGCATCTGGACAAAGGTGGTTAATCCTATGAGTATTATTCTTCAATCAAGTGGTGGTGGTTCAGTAACAATAGCAGAGCCAACAACTGCTAGTAACTTTACGGCAACTATGCCTGCTGCTACTGGTACTGTAATGGTTAGCGGTAATATGCCAGCGTTTAGTGCTACTGGGACTGGTCAATCTTTTAACGCAAGCACATGGACTAAAATTCAATTTAATACGGAACAGTTTGATACTGCTTCTTGTTTTGATAGTTCAACTAACTATAGATTTACTCCAAACGTAGCTGGGTATTACCACATCAGTTTAAGTGCTGGTCATGGTGGGTCAAATCAAATAGTTCTTGCAGCTATTTATAGAAACGGAACTGCATATCAAGTTGTGACTGCGCCTAATTTTACTGCTACTTATGACCCAACAGCTTGTCTTAGTGCTGTTATTTACTTTAATGGTTCAACAGATTATGTTGAAGGTTTTATTAACACCAATGTAAATCAAACAACAAACGGCTGCCGCTTTAGTGGTGCAATGATAAGGGCTGCATAATGAACTTACACGAAAAGATAATTTCAATTTATCCTGAACTTACAGACAGAGACTTTTGGACTGTAATCACACTACAAAACGATTCAGACGGTAAAGGCGATTACATTGCTAAATGGGAACACCCAACACTAGCTAAACCAACTGCGGAGCAACTAGCATAATGTCAGTTCTAAATGTAAACAGAGTAGCTGATGCAAGCGGTGGAGTTCTAGCACCCATTAGTTCAGTCATGCGGAATCGCATCATAAACGGTGCGATGGTTATTGACCAAAGAAACGCTGGTGCTAGTGTTAATCCTACTGATGGGCAATACACTTTAGATAGATGGGCGGCTTTCCGTAGTCAAGCATCTAAATATACTGTTCAGCAAAATGCTGGTTCTGTAACACCGCCTGTTGGCTTTAAAAACTATTTAGGGGTTACTTCTTCTTCTGCGTATAGCGTAACTTCTTCTGATTACTTTTTGTTAGCACAATATATTGAAGGTTTAAATTGCACAGACTTAGGATGGGGTACTGCTAACGCTAAAACTGTAACTTTGTCTTTTCAAGTTTATTCAAGCCTAACTGGTACTTTTGGTGGTGCATTGCAAAATGCCGCACAAAATAGAAGTTATCCATTTACTTACACAATTTCAGCCGAAAACACTTGGACTACCGCAAGCGTAACTATTGCTGGTGACACAAGCGGAACTTGGCTAACTACTAACGGTGCTGGTATTTCAGTATTTTTTGGTTTAGGCATGGGCTCAACATATAGCGGAACTGCTGGTGCATGGGCTGGAAGTAACTTCTACTCAGCCACAGGTGCAACATCCGTAGTCGGTACAAACGGTGCTACCTTTTACATTACTGGAGTTCAGCTAGAGGTAGGCACACAAGCTACTTCATTTGAATACAGACAGTATCAGCAAGAATTGGCTTTGTGTTATCGATATTATCAGCAACTTGGTGCGTTGGGATGGATTACGGCTGTTGCTTACTCAACTAACAGAGTTTTATTTGGAATTCCAACGCTTGCACCAATGAGGGCTACTCCAACCATATCCAGTTCTGCAACAGCAGGTATATACTTTTCTGCTGGTACTGCTCAAACTAGTACCGTCACAAATTATGCAGGACAAAGTGCTAACGGCACAATCATCCAATGTGATTTTACTGTTAGTGCCGCAAATCAAAGCGTTGGTGTTATGGCTATTTCAGCAGGTGTTCAGATTAGTGCGGAGTTATAAAATGTATAAATTACACAAAAATATTATGGGTGAAATTGATGTTGTTGTTCGTGTTGATGACAACGCTTGCATCCCATTCGACCCAGCTAACACAGACTACGCTAACTTCAAAAAAGACCTTGCTGACGGTGCTGAACTTCAAGACGCAGAAGGTAATGTAATAGACGGTATAGCTTATTTAGAGGAACTTGTATAATGGCTATGATTATTGATGGCACTAATGGTTTAACATTTAACAACAGTACGGTACAGGCTAGTGCTGGTCAGGTCTTGCAAGTGGTTAATGCTACTACTTCAACTGAAACATCTAGCACTACCTCAACTTATGTTGATACTACATTAACTGCAACAATTACACCTAAGTTTGCTACAAGTAAAATATTGGTTATTGTGCATCAAAATGGAATTAGCAAAAATGGAAGTAGTGTTGCAGAAGATATGAAATTAAAATTATTAAGAGGTAGCACAGATATTACTGTTTTATCGCTTTATTCTTTATATACAGGAACAACTATGTCTTTGTATGGTCAAACATTAAGCACTTGTTATTTAGATTCTCCAGCAACAACATCAGCAACTACATATAAAACTCAATTTGCAGCAGCAGAAAACGCTGGAACTGTTTCAGTTCAAAAAAACGGTGGTAACTCAGTTTCTACAATTACTCTTATGGAGATAGCAGCATGAGTCATGAAGCTATTTATAAATTAAACCCATCTGTAGTAACTATTCAAGGCGATATTGCTTATGATGCAAATGGCAATGAAGTTACTTATGACTTACAAGCGGTAGCCGAACAAGCTGAACAAGATAAAGCAGATAAACTTGTGGCAGAACAAGCACAAATAACTGCAAAGGCTTCTGCACTAGCTAAACTAGCCGCATTAGGTCTTACACAAGACGAAGTTAAGGCATTGGTAGGCTGATATGGTAGACATCGACCCAATAGAGTATGGTAAGTTAGTTAACTCCGTAGAGAACCTAGAGCGTAAAGTAGATGCTATGGATAACGACATCAAGAAGTTAGTGGCTATGGCAGAGCGTAGTAAAGGTTCTCTGTGGGCATTGATGGGTGTTGCCTCAGTTGCTGGTGCGTTCATCAGCTATGTGTCTGAAATGATATTTAAAAAGTAAACCATGAGACCAATATCAGTCGGTAAGAACCTAACTGCAGCAACCAAGACTACCTTGTTTACTGTCCCTACAAGGCAGGTAGCGAAGTGGAATCTCCTGTGGGCTATTAACAACACGGCTTCCGCTAAGACTTTCACTGCTTTGTGGTACGACAAAAGCACGAACACTGAAGTAGCTATCGTTAGTGGCTATCCACTTGCAGCTAAGACATTCCTCAAGTTTGATAACGCTTATGTCACACTTGAAGAAGGTGATGAAGTACGAGTAGAAGTAGAGGCAGGGGCTACAGCATCTGTTATTTGTACTTTTGAGTTAGAAGCAACTTCCGCAGTTCAATATAACCAATACTAATCATGCCACTCAAATCCGGTAAATCACAAAAGACTATCTCCGCCAATATTCGTAAAGAGATTAAGGCAGGAAAGCCTCAGAAACAGGCTATCGCAATCGCTTTATCCAAAGCAGGACAATCTAAACCTCAACCCAAGAAAAGGAAGTAATCATGCCAATGGTCAAAGACAAGAAGTTCCCTTATACCGCTAATGGTAAGAAAGAAGCTAAGTCCTATGCTATGAAGACAGGCGCTAAGATGACTACTCCTAAAGCTAAACCAGCTAAGAAAATGGGTATGAGTCGTGGCTACTAAACCCGGATTGTACGCCAATATCGCAGCCAAGAGAAACCGTATCAAGGCTGGCTCAGGTGAAAAGATGCGGAAGGTTGGCGCTAAAGGCGCTCCTTCGGCTAAAGACTTTAAGGATGCTGCTAAGACAGCAAAGAAGAAATAATGCCTAAGAAAGCGTTTCAGAACCCTAAAGGTGGACTTAATCAGAAAGGTCGGGATTATTACAATAAGACCACTGGTTCTAACCTAAAGCCGCCAGTGTCTGCTAAAGAGGCTGCAAAGTCGCCTAAAGCGGCTGGACGGCGTAAGAGTTTCTGCGCTAGGATGGGCGGTGTTGCTGGTCCGATGAAGGACGAAAAAGGTAGACCAACCCGTAAAGCATTAGCATTAAAAAAGTGGGATTGCGGTTGAAAATAACTAAGAAAACACTTGCAATTTTCTTAAAAGTATGATACACTGGTAAACACGATGGCAACTAAAAACTACTTAGAACTTACAAACGAAGTGTTAATCCGACTGCGTGAGCCAGAGGCTTCCTCAGTATCAGATAACGCCTATGTCAAACTCATTGCAAAGTATGTAAACGATTCTAAGCGTCAGGTTGAGGATGCTTACAACTGGAACGCTCTGTCAGAGACATTATCTGCTGTTACCGGTGCTGATGTCTTTAACTATGTTTTAACAGGCACAGGTCAACGCTTCCGTGTTATTGATGTCCTGAACGACACAAGTAATGTTGTTATGAGAAACGCATCCACTCGCTGGATGAACGACCAGTTCTTAATTGCTAGTCCAGCGAAGGGTTCTCCTCATTACTATAACTTTAACGGTACAAACACAGACGGTGATACTCAGGTAGATTTATACCCTATCCCTAACGGTGTGTACAACATTCGTTTTAACGTCATTCGTCCACAAGTTGAGTTAGTTGCCAACTCAGACAAACTCTTAGTTCCGCATGAGCCTGTCATTCTTGCTGCTTTGGCTAGAGCGCAAGCAGAGCGTGGAGAAGACGGCGGTGTACAATCTGCTGAGACATATGCACTCTTTAAACAAAGTCTTTCTGACGCTATCGGTTTAGAGTCTGCAAGGTACGTCGAAGAAGAAGCGTGGTACAGCGTCTGATGGCTGGCACATTACAAACTTCCTCGATTGCAGCACCGGGATTTTACGGTCTGAATTTGCAAGAAAGCAGCATTACGCTGTCTTCTGGCTTTGCGCTTAAAGCACAGAACTGCGTTATTGACCGTTATGGTCGTATTGGTGCAAGACGGGGCTGGACTCCGCTGAACGCTACGAATACAGACTTAGGCTCAAACCCTATTGAAGCAATGATGGAGGTCGTAGATGGCGGAAGCAATACTATTATATCAGCAGGTAATAACAAGTTATTCACTGGTCGTGCAACACTTACACAACGTCTTGTCCGAAATGCAACAAATTCAGGAAACGCTACTTACACGATAACTGCTAACAACTGGCAGATGGCTGCAATGCCATACGGTGATGTAAATGACTTTCAGCCTCATGCTTACTTAGTACAAGCTGGGCATCCCATGCTCGTATGGCATGAGTTACCTGTCTCTGGCGGTGGTCCACACGACCACGATAGCGGTACATTTGGTTTTCAACAGATTGGTGATGTAGGCTCTTTACCTGCTAATCACAGCACATCAACCTTTAAACCTAATGCGGTGTTGTCTGCATTTGGTCGTATTTGGGTTGGTAACATTGCTGGAGACACACAGACTGTTTACTTTAGTGATTTACTGCGTGGCTCTGACTTTACAACAGGTTCAGCAGGTTACTTAAACCTACAAGAAGTATTCCCTAATGGCGATAACATTGTCGCTATCGCAGCACATAATGGATTCTTGGTTATCTTTGGTCGTAACAACACCGCTATATATGCTAATCCGATTGATACTTCTGCTTTAGTATTACAAGACATTATCTATAACGTAGGCTGTATTGCTCGTGATTCAGTTCAGAACATTGGCACAGATATTCTATTCTTGTCTGATGCAGGTGTTCGTAGCCTTGCTCGTGTGATTCAAGAAAAGTCATTACCAATGAACGACATCTCTAAGAATGTTCGTGATGACTTGATGGCTAATATAGCTTCTGAGGCAGACTTAGGTAAGGTTAAAAGTATTTACCACGAAAGAGATGCTATTTATCTTCTGTCTTTACCTACTACACGATTTGTGTATTGCTTTGATACTCGCTCACGTCTGCAAGACGGTTCAGCTAGAGTTACGATTTGGGATAACTTACAACCAAGTTCATTCTGTATTACGCAAGCAAAAGAGTTATTGATTGGTAAGACATCATACATCGGTAAGTACTTTGGACACTCTGACAATGGCTCATCTTATCGTTTACAGTATTACACTAACTACTTTGATTTCGATGCTGCAACTAAACTAAAGATTCTCAAGAAGATTGGTTGGGTCTTAATCGGAGGCACAAACCAACCAGTTGCGGTTAAGTGGGGTTTTGACTATACCGAAGGTTATCAAGCATCTACCTATGTCTTAGACACAGCAGTTGTGTATGAATACGGTATCGGTGAATACAACATTGCTGAATACAGCTCAGGTATTGTTCTTGATAGATTCTCTGTCAATGCTGGCGGTCAAGGCACGATTATGCAACTTGGATTAGAAGCAGACATTAACGGCAACCCTTTGTCTATCCAAAAGATTGACGTAGCGGTTAAAGCAGGTAAAACAATAGTTTAAGGAATAAACATGGCAGATTATAATAAATCAACGAACTTTACAGCTAAAGATACTTTACCCACAGGTAACGCTGGTAAGATTGTAAAAGGCACAGAGATTGATACTGAACTTACTGCAATTTCTAATGCGATTGCATCTAAAGCAGATATTAACAGTGCTTCCTTAACAGGTACTCCTACCGCACCTACAGCGTCTGCTGGTACTAACACAACACAACTTGCAACAACAGCGTTTGTAACGGCTGCATTGGGAGCAATTTATCCTGTTGGTTCTATCTATATCAACGCCACTAGCGCATCAAACCCATCTACATTGTTGGGCTTTGGTACATGGACAGCTTTCGGCGCAGGTCGTGTCTTAGTTGGTTTAGATGCTAGTGATGCTCTGTTTGACACCGCTGAAGAAACTGGTGGTTCTAAAGATGCTATTGTTGTGTCTCATACACACACTGCAACTGTTGTAGACCCCGGACACGCTCACTCTTACAATCAACCAGTACAAAGTAACGCTGCTAACCCTCCGGGAGCTTCAGGCTCACAAGCAAGTGCAACAACTACTGGAACAGCGACTACTGGAATCTCTGTAACTAACGCATCTACTGGTTCTAGTGGCACTAATGCTAACGTACAGCCTTACATTACTGTTCGTATGTGGAAGCGTACAGCTTGAGTTTCAAAGTACCTGTCGTCATTCGTGAAGACTATACCATGTTGTTAGAGTTACATGACAACTTAATATGGTTTCACACAGATGTGCGTAAATGGACGCCGACAGTTAAAGCAAAGTATTTAGAAGATTTAAATTTATTACAACACTTAGTCTCAGTGCCTTTAGTAGCAATAGCACATGAAGATAACAAGAAGTTAGTTAAGTTTGGGAAGTCAATCGGTTTTGAATTTAAACAAGATTTTATAAATCAGGATAATCAAATGTATCACATATATAGTAGGAGTCTATAATGGGTGGAGCAGCCTCAATCGCAGCACCAGTACTAGGAATAGCTGGTGGTTTAATATCAGGTGGAAAAGCCGCAGACGCTTCTCGAGGACAAGCAGAGGCGCTTAGGGCCGCTGCTGATAAAGCCTCCGCAATGGCGCAGTTCCGACCAATGGGGATGACTACTCGGTTTGGTTCTTCAGCTTTTACTCCTGAAGGACAAGGCAGTTACACACTGTCTCCTGAACTTAAAGCCATTCAAGACAGGCTCTTTGGTGCTGCTGGCGGCTATGACCCTACACAAATAGGTGCGATGGCACAGCCACTCACCGGTGGCGCACAGTCCTTGTTTAATCTTGGTCAACAGTATTTAGCCACTTCTCCTGAACAAGCTGCACAGCAGTATATGTCGCAACAACAGGCTCTGTTACAGCCTTCAAGAGCTGCGGATTTAGCTCGATTACAAACGACTAACTTTGGTCGTGGTACAGGTGGTCTTGGTGTACAAACAGGAACTGGTGGCGCTCCTTCTAATCCATTAGCACAAGCCTTATTTAATGCTCAAGGTCGTCAAGATTTAGAACTAGCCGCTAAAGCAGATGAAGCAGGTATGGCTCGTGCTAGGTTTGGTGCTGGTCTATTCGGTACAGGTGGAGAAATACTTGGACAAGTTCCTCGTTTAACTACTGCTGGATATGGTCCTTTAGAAGCTCAGTTAGGTCTGTTGAAAACGACGGAAGCAATGGGACAAGACCCATTCAGACTAAGTCAAGATTTGGCAAACCAATATGCTACTGCAGGTGCAAGAGCTGGTCAGTTATATCTCGACCCTCAGAAAGCTGCAGCACAAGCATACTCACAGTATCAAGGCTATAGTCCTCTCGGTACAGCTCTCAGTGGCGCTGGTTCAGCAATGGGTGGTGGTGGTTTCTCTAGTTTATTTGGAGGCGGTGGCGGTGCGCCTAAGTATACAGGTCCAAGCTATGGAACTAATAGCAGCTTTGATAATAGCTGGTTTGATACAATGTCTTACGATTAATAGGAAACATCATGGCAGAAATAGTCGGTAGTTTATTCGGAATAGACCCACAGCAGTTAATGCAACAGCGTCAAGCAACGGACGCAGCTAATGCGTTTAGGTTTGCACAACTTGACCCATTACAACAAGCTAAGATGTCTATTTATCAAGGCAGTGCTGGTCTAGGTCGTGCTGTGAGTGGCTTACTTGGTGGCGATGCAGAAATGCAGAAAGCCTCTAAAATCAAAGAATTGTCATCACAGTTTGATTTGTCTACGCCTCAAGGCGCTAGAGAGTTTGGTCGTGCATTACAACCATTTGCCCCGGTAGAGTCAATGAAAGCCTTAACCAAAGCAGATGCTATGGAACAGGCTATGCTTAATCGTCAGAAGACATCAGGAGAAATTCAAAGAGCAGAAAGCGTTGCTGCTAAAGCGGAGTTGTCATTAGCGCAAGAAGAAAAACTAAGAGCAGAACTAGCTAACCTTCCGCCTAATGCTACAGAAGCTCAAGTTATTGAGGTTGTTCGTAAGTACGGTTCTCCTGATAAGATTTTACAGATTCTAACTCAATCTAAAGACAGACAAGCTAGACTTGCTGAAGCAAGGCTTAAAGGCGAAGGCGCTAAAGGAGAAGGCGCTGAAAAACCACTTCCTGCTGGAACAGTAAAAGAAATAGCTACGGCTGAAAGAATAAATAATACTTTAAACCGCACAAACACCACTCTTGATAAATACATTACAGAGGTTGATGAAAACAAGATTGAGTTTAATTTAGGTAAAAACATTGCTGGATGGGTTCAACGTGGCACAGGAAAACAGGATGCAAACACTTTAAAACAAGTAAGCCTTAAAAAGTTTTTAGAGAACGAGCGAAACAATATCTTGCTGGCAGCAAAAGGAACACAGACAGAAGGCGACGCAAATCGTGCAATGAGTCAAATATTTGATAGAACGGATTGGACCAGCAACGTAGCTGTTTCACAGGCGTTAAGTGATTTAAAAGACTATAAGAACTCGCAGATTGATTCTAACAATGTGTTTATGTCGTCACTTAGAGGCGGTGGATTACCAGTAGCTCCAACAGCAGCGCCAAGAACACCGCCAACTGCGCCACAAGGTCAAGAGTTTGCTGCAGATTATGCAAAGTATAAAGCAAAGTATGGTGCTAATGCACTTCCTTATGAGGCTTATGTCGCTAAACGAAAAGGTCTATAATGGCACGTTACAAAACATCTGAAGAAGCAGTTTTAGCACTGTCAAAGGAACTGACTGCAAAACAGGCTCGTCTAAAGCAGTTAGAGCAAACAACCGATGCAGCCTTAAAGAAACAAGCCGATACAGTAAGAGACGAAATTAAAGTTTTAGAGCGTAAAATCTCTATTGAAGCTATGTCAATGGAAGGTTTATTTGGCAAAGCTAAAGTAGCAGGACTTGGATTATTAGTCGGTGTTCCAAGGGGCTTAACGAGTTTAGTTGATTTGGCGGCACAAGGCGCTTCTGCGTTAGATAAAGTGTTGCCTGATTTACCCGGTAAATTAACACCAAGAACAGATTATCTAATGACACCAAAGGTATTCCCGGGTGTTGAAGCGAGTTCGGCAGAGTCTGCTCCTGCTTTTGGGTTAGGCGAAGGCGCAGGTATGTCTGCTATTGGTGGACCACGGCAGATGTTGTTAGGTGGAACTACACGAGCTGCTGATGAAGCACTGTTTGAAGGTACTCCTGTTATTCAATTAACAACTGCAGCGTACATGGTTTCTAGAGCCGTAGCAAGCGGTGTAAAGAATTGGCAGGAAAACCGTGGTGTTCGTAAGTTGCTAGACCAGTTAGGTCCAGACGGTGAGAACAAACTACGAAACTTTATGATTCGTGGTCAAGATAGCACAGACCCTGTAATTTCAGGTGTTGTTAATCGTTTACGTCAGAATCCTTCTTATTCTGAGTTATTTAATGTTCTTGAAAAACAAGCCACAACAGAAGCAACTAAAGGCGCTAGGGTTTCTGTCAAAGCCGGCTATCCTGTAGAAAAAACAGGACAAGGAATTTACCAAGCTGTTGACGGTGAAGTTCAAAGACTAAGAGAAAACATTACTTTGCTTCCAAAAAGTAAGTTTGAAGCAGCCAAGAAAATGGGCGGAAACAATGACATTCTCTTTACAAATAACACAGTCAATAAAATTGATGGGCTGATTGATTCGTTTTCTAAACAAGGCACAGACGACGCTGCTGCCGCAGTGCAGTTCTTAAACCGTTTTAAGGGTGACATTGCTGGCAAAAGCATTTCGGTTGAAAAGATGCAAGCCCTGTTAAGCGAGTTTGGCGCTCAAGCCAAGAAAGGCGAGTCGTTAATCACTAATGTTTCTTTAGGTTCACAGGAAAAGATAGCTACATCTATTTTTAGTGGTCTTAAAGATGATTTAGTTAACACAGCACAGAACTCAAGCGTTCCTCGTATTCGTGAGATTTCACGGCTGTTAGACGCTGCTCGTAAAGATGTTAAAAATGGCTACGACAGCTACAACGCTTTTATTGCTCAAGGACTACCAGCTAAGTTAAAGAATGTAAACATCAACGCTGTAGATACGGACGAGTTGCTAAATACTGTAAAAGGACTAAGCAACGCACAGCGAGACCGCATGGCAGCAATCTTGGAAAATACTGCTCCTGAGGATTTAAAGCGTGTTCGTCAAGTAATGTATGACGACTTTGTACAGTCTGCACGAACTGTATTACCTGATGGGACTACTGGTGTGGATTTAAAACTGTTATCAACTAAATTTAACACGCTTCCTGAGAATGAGCGTAAAGCGGTGGCGTTTGCTGTTAATACAAATATTGATGATTTCGCTGGTCGTATGAAAGACGCAGAAAACTTCTTTAAGTATCAACAGAAGTTTGGTGGCGAAGCTGCAACTGGTGGGTTTACCGCATCAGAACTAGCTGAAATGTCTTCTGCTGGATACTTAGCAGGTGGCTACGGTGCTGGAAAAACAACAGGACTTGTTGGTAGGATTTATAACAGTATCAAAGGTGGTTTATCGGATGAGAACACGTTAAACTTTTTAATGTCTCCTGAGACAAAAGGTATTCTAAGAGAAGCCGTAACTAGCCCGAATAGTGCTAAGACAGTTGAAAAGATTAGTCGTGTCTTGGGCGGTGCTGAAGTTGCTAGACCAGCTATGCTTGGTGCAAGTTATGTGCAACGTGATATGCCGAGTATGCAAGCACCTGAACCTACTCCTATCGAGTCTTGGGACATTGGACCAGCAACAGGTGGCGCTAGTGTTACCGTTCAAGGCGCTCCAGCAGAGTTCAATAACGCTCCAGCACAACCATCTCCTGCTCCTGTGGTGGAAGAATGGGATATTGGTCCTGCTCGTTAATAATAACTATACACACTATACACACAATGAAGAATTATGGCAGACCAATACGGAATAAACGAAGGAGTCAAGACCTTAACAGGTAGCTTAGATGCTGCTCGTGTAAGTGCTAAATCATTAACCAAAAGCATTGAAAACGTCCAGAAGGACGGTGCTGAAGTAGCACAACAAAAAGCTGCTGAGAGGCGTAAAGCACAACAGTTTGTCCCTGACACTACCGTTGTGAAGGCTCTTAAAGAATACGAATTAGTCCAAGAAGTAAAAAAGATGGAACTTCGTATGAAAGCAGAAGTAGTGAACAAATATGGTCCCAAAGCATGGGACGATGTTCTAGTCATCAAACAAAGAATAATCAAACAAGAAGCACAAAACAAAAAGATGTTTGACAGCGACATGAAAGCAGTTCGTCGAGTGCAGATGTATTGCTTCTTAGTTGCCGCAGTAGTTTCTTATCTTATCGTCTGGGGAGACAAGTAATGCTAACACTAATTTCAACCGCCTTATC